GTTCAACACCTACACGCCAATCCGCGTCGTGGACAAAAACGACAAGGTGGGTATCCTCAAGGAAACCGCCAAGGGTTATACGCCCTTCGATCTCGAAGCGGGTGATCTCACCCCATTCTTCGATCTCGCCGACCAGAATCCGGAAGGGGTGGTCTATGACTTCCACAAGCTGGTGCAGATGGTCACTCGCATCGGCAAGCAGATCGAGAAAAAGATTGACGATGGTAAGGTTGCGCCGGAGGATATCGAGAGCGCCAAGGCCATTGCACAGCGAGTTTCCGCCCTCAAGTTTGACCGGGTTATTCCGGCTAATGAGGATCAGGGAGATCAGGACGCTGGCGGAGAGTTGCTAAAGGCGGTCGCCTAAGCCCGACGATGTGGGGTATTTCAACGCCTCGCAGCTGCACCTTGGCAAGTGGGTAAACTGCCAATGTCCTGGGGGTGGATCGTTCCATGTCGGCGGCAATACCGCTGTGTGGCAGAAAGGATGTAACTTGCCCAAACGCATACGACTCCGCCAACGCCTGGAAAAAACTGGCGGACGGCATGGTTGATGCACTTAACCGTGTTGCAGGTTCAAGTCCTGCCTAGAACACCACATTTTTCCTCTTGACACGCAGTAAGTGCTTGAATTGCTGCGTTTATTCTTGTCAAGCATTATTTTCAATGGAGGACTACAATGCCCGAAGATCGTCAGATTTCCATTCGCGAAGCCGTCGCCGATACGCTCCTAAATCTGTCGGAGCGCACCCGCAATCAGGTGGTCGAGCATTTCGCCGCCATCGAAGCGACCAAGCAGGCGAATGCAATCGTCGCCGGACTCGACAAGCTGTCGGCTCTGGAGAATGAGCGGCGTCGAATAAAGCCCAACTACCAGGGATTCGACATAGAAGGCAAGGGCGTCGGCGAAACGCTCTTCACCAAAGAACAAGTCGAGCAAAATAAAAAGCTCGGCGAACAGATCGACAAGCTGACCCGTGCCGTCACCAAGGCCGACGAGAAAGCAGACTTCGGCGATCTCTACAACCTCGCCAAGTGAGCGTTGCGACCCTACGGGCTGCCATTGCGGAGCGTGCCCAAGACCTGCGGGTGGCCGCTTTGGTGTCCGTAGGTGTCGTTCGCCACAAAAAAGGGTGGCGTGACTGCCCTTGCTCGTGGTGTGAGAAGAAGCGTGAAGCGACGTTTGTGATTGGTTCGCATGTGCCTCACGCCAGATGTGAACGAGGAACCTTTGTTAAGGGTATTCGTCACATCTGGCGTGAGGATATGCGTGTCAAGTATCGTGCAGCAATGAAACAACTGGAAGGAGACTAAAATGAACCAACTATCGTGGCTCCTGTATTGGGCCGATGTTCTTCCGCAATGTGCTACGGCTGTTGCGCTCTTTGCGACCATTCTGGCGCTGTTCAGTGCGGCTATGACCGTGCTGTATTTCACTGCCGGTTTAGGCGAGTGGCAGCATGATCGGGATTACACGGCTCGTTTCCGTTACTTCCCTTTCATCCTCGCTCTGGCGTTGGTGTTGGGTATCGCATCCAATCTCGTGCCGTCGAAGGATACGTTCTATCTGATCGCTGCCAGCGAAACCGGTAAACAGGCGCTAGAGACGCCCGAAGTGTCAAAGGTTCGTGCTGTCATCAACAAGTGGCTCGACAAGGACGACAAGTAACAACCTCACCTAAGCATGTGGCTAAACTGCTTATTCTACCCAAGAGCCAGATGGGAACAGGTTCGGCAGGGTTGGAGCTAACGCTAGTAATTAGAGGGCTGTAGGAGTGTAAATGCTAAGTGATTGGAATAAATCACAACCGTAACTTTCACGCCAACTTGCAAGTGCAGTAATCAAACAGAGAAAGTATTCGAGTATCTGAATGGTTTTCCTCAAAAAGTAGTGCCGACACGGCCCAGATCACCTTAGACATTAGTTCTAAAATGTGATTTCGATCTCCTGTGTTCCTGTTTCCTTCTGGCTCTTGGTCAGCAGCCTGATATTTCCTCTGTGCCGGAACCCAGCAATTCTTACAAAATTGCCGTTTCTGAAAAAGAGCCTAAGCGTCGTACCAACGATGCCGAATGCAAGCACCCCATTGGTGTGGCTACATGACGTGCACGAACTCATAACCACTTCGCTCCGGTGTTGTGGCTAGGTAATGGATCGCCAGTCTAAAAACGGATGATTACTAATAGAGTATGAGGGACTAGGTGGTGCAACTCCACCCCAAGAGACCAACCAACCAACAAGGAGGTAGCGATGTTTCAGAGCATCATGCAAGAGCGTGGCCCTGTGTTCTTTCCGGGCTTCAATGCGGAGCGTCATTACATGGTCCCATTCTATCAGGAGCAGGGTCTTCCCGACCATCTCGCACACTGGCAGAATACGGTTGACGCCATGTTGGTTGGAATAACTTCCGATCAGCCGATCTATTTCATGGCAGATCAGGCGTTCGTTCCGGCTGGCACAGCACAGCGTCGGCCCGGCCTTCATGTTGACGGTTACTGGCATCCGTCGCTGTCGGCGCATGGTGGCGGTGGTCATCGTGGCTATGGCGGTCATCGCGGTCGTGGTGGTCACGGTGGAAGCCATATGAGCGCAGGCTGGGATGATATCGACTTCACCGATCCCGAGGCTCTGATCCTCGCATCGAATGTGAGTGCCGCTCGTGCTTTCATCGGCACCTATGACGGTCCCATCGGTGAAGGTGGCGACTGTTCGAGCATCGAGACGAACAATCTCGCTGTCCTTCACATGAACCGCAACCGTGCCTACTGCGGCACCGTGGCGACGCTGCACGAAAGCCTGCCTGTGCAGGTTGACAGCTATCGCACGATGGTTCGGCTCAACTGTCCGGGAGTAACGATCCAATGAGCGTGTCGACACTTCGCACTCTTCGCCAAGAGCCGGTGAACGAGTGCCCTGTCTGCGGTGGTGAGAACGGTAAGCATCAAGCTGTCCGCATCCATTATCCGTGGCCCATGAACCTGAGCGTATTCAAATACGTTCCGTGCCCTGTGGAGGATGCTGGTGGCTGAGACAAAATCGGTGAGACACACCGTCTATGTGTACGGAACTCTGCGTCCGGGTGAGCCGAGAACTGTGCAGATACCGGGAAAGCTGTACGATCTAGGATGGTATCCGGGCATCATCCTTGGCGGTGACAGCTTCGTCACTTGCGAGAAGATCGAGGTGGAGGATTTGGATGCTGTTGACTCCTACGAAGGGTACCACCCGAAGTTTACGGTTGACAGCTTGTATATCCGCCGTCCGATTTTGGATGGCTGGATTTATGAGTACAATCAAGAGTTCAATCCTCAACGACTGATTTCCTGCGGTGACTGGCTTATTTACACTCAACAAGAGCGAGGCGAGAATGACGGACGTTTCAGATAAGGTTTTGGCGGCTGCCAAGAAGAAATTGATCGAGATTAACGAGGAGTGGGACTCGGGCGTTTGCTCAGGCACTTGCCTCGATCTCGACGGTGAGGAGTTCGTCACTCCTCACACTGCCTGTCACTCGTGGATTGGCTACGCTTACACCAAGGTGCGTCGTAGCAAAGACGAAAGGTGGTCCACGACCTCGTGGACCACCACCTATCCGAAGGACGCCAAGCCGTTCCTCGTGTTGTCGTGCCACAGCAAGAAGCACAGCAAGTCGGTGTGCAGCGAAGAAGCCATGGATGCCATCATCCTGTGGATGGCTCGTGAATCCCCGTTCTCCGAGTTCGTGCTGAACCGTGACGATGATGACAGCCTGCTGAACGGCGGCGTCATTCTGCTCTGCGGTCCCGGCGCTCTGACGCAGGCACAAGCCATGTGGATTTGCAAAGTGCTTCGCTACAGCACGGAAGGGGCCAAGGCTCTGGACACATGGCTGGCGCTCTACAAGGGCGGTGTGAACCCTCTACTAGCTGTTCTAGTCTGTTCCTACGTCCGCACCATCAAGGGCGCTACGTTCGGCTTTACCGGGGTGGAAGGACACTCCACCGTGTTCGATGCCTACGGAGGAGGCGAGCCTGACGTTGCCTCTTTGTTGGAGGGCACCATCAACCCGGCTGCAACTGACACGGCCAGCGTGTTCAGGACGGACGTAAAGGCCAAGGGTGGCAAGATCGGCAAGCAGGCTACGCCTTCTGTTGTCATCAAAGGCTTCTGCAAGCCTTACCAGAAAGATGACGGATGGGGTGGCAAGATTATCGGCGAAGGCGCTGATGGTCCCGAGTTCGTTCGTCGTGTCCTCGAATGGCAGCATGAAGTGGAGGGTGTAACGACCCCGCCCACTCCGCCATCGAAGGATACTGTTTTTCTCGATCTCGATCTTTGAAGGAGAATGATGATGTTGACCCCTGTTGAACTCAAGAAGCTGGAAGGCGAGGCAACCATGCGTGAGATTTATGATCTTCGTGTGTTCGTCGTCGGCGGTGGCTTCCAGTACATGAAGATGTTCCACGATGCTGGCATGAAGGGTGCCCGCTCGGTCGAGGACGCCGACATCATATGTTTCACTGGCGGCGAGGATGTCGATCCGAGATATTACAAGGAGAAGGCGCTGTCCGTAACTCACTTCAACACTAAGCGTGATGAATATGAGGCTGGTGTGTATGGCGAGGCTCTGGCCCTCAAGAAGCCTATGATTGGCATCTGTCGCGGCGGTCAGTTCCTGAACGTGATGAACGGTGGCGGATTGTGGCAGGACGTGAACAATCACGCCGGACGCAATCACAGCATCATCGACATGCGGACGGGACAAGTTGTCGATGGCATGACCAGCACCCATCACCAGCAAATGCGAGCCGCTGACGATGCGGAAATCATTGCTGTTGCCGAACTGTCTACACGCAAGGAAGGAGCATCTGAAAAGATCGAGCGCGACGAAGCCGTCGCCGACGATATGGAAGTGTTGTGGTATCCTGACAGCCTGACGCTGTGTTTCCAGCCGCATCCTGAGTTTCAACATGGAGCGTGTCGGAACTACTTCCTCGACCTCGTGGATAACTACATCTTCCCAGCTTGCTGAGCCACACACCAAGAAAGGAATTCCCGTATGTGCGGACTTGTCGGTATCTACTCCAGCAATATGCTGGCAAAGCACAAAGACGTGCTTGCTGCCATGCTCTATTTGGACACATGGCGAGGTCGTGACAGCACTGGCGTCGCGGCTATTCGTCACAACACTGACACGGCTGTTCTCAAGGCCACTATCCCCGGTTATGAGTTCGTCGAAGGCCCGAAACTAGATCAGCATCTAAAGCTGAATGATTTCCTGTGGCTCGGTCACAATCGATTTGGTACGGTCGGCAAGAACGTCAAGACCAATTCTCATCCGTTTATGATCGACGACGATGATGGTGCCTGTCTTGTTGTTGGTGCTCATAACGGCACTCTCAAAAACAAGCACGTTCTGATCGACCATGCTCGGTTCGGCACGGACAGCGAGGCTTTGTACAACAACATCGCCGTCGAGGGTCTTGAGAAGACCATCGAGAAGGTCGAAGGTGCGTGGGCACTGACCTACTACGATCATCTAGAGGAAGAGTTACGGGTTCTCCGTAACAAGGAACGTCCTCTCTTTTATGCCTTTGAAGAAGGCAAGAAGACCCTCGTTTGGGCATCGGAGATGTGGATGATCCGCGTCGCCTGTTCGCGTTATGACCTGCAGTTGCAGGACGACAAGGTGTTCTCGTTCGCCGAGGATACTCTGTATCGTTTCCCTGCGCCCATGAATATGAACGAAGAAATCGTCATGGAACGCAAAGGAGGCGTAGTCGGAAAGCAGACTCCCACTTTTTTTCAAAGCTGGAACAGGGAAGTCTGGACTGGTGGGGGTCACACGCAAGGAGCGGCGAAGGCTGCGGGCAGCAGCACGGGCAGCAGCACGAGCAGCAGCGCGATAGCAGCAGTTTCGAGTACGCCATATGGGACGAACGGACCAAGCAATGGCGGGAAACTAGCGGAGACGAGCGCCAGTTCATCCACCGGCACATCGAGCGAGCAGCCTGACGGCAAGGTTCGTGACATCCTTTCGGCCAAGAAGTACAAAGGCTATGCCGGCGTGCTTTTGACTGCGAAGGAGTTGGAAAAAAAACTTGAAACCGGCTGCGGCTGGTGCGAGTTGGAGTTCATCACTGAGAAAGATCGGTTCGCTTGGTTGGCTCCGAGCAAGCCTATCTGTTACAAGTGCTTGACGGGTGAGCCTGAACCCGACAAGAAAGTTCAAGTTGTGTGTCACTGAGAGAGAAGGAATGAACATGATGAAGATTACCATTGGGTGTGACCCCGAACTGTTCGTCACGCAGGACGGCAAGTTTCGTTCGGCACATGGGTTGATCCCCGGAACGAAGGAAGCTCCTTTCCGGGTTGAGGATGGCGCCGTTCAGGTGGACGGTATGGCTCTGGAATACAACATAGACCCGGCGGACAACGCCGACGACTTTGTTCGGTTCAATCAGTCTGTCATGCGTCAGATGAAGGAGATGGTTCCGGGTTACGACTTCGCCATCGTGCCGTCGTGCAAGTTCAACGGCAATCACTTCCGGGCACAGCCGGACGAAGCCAAGGAGCTTGGGTGTATGCCCGATTACAACGCTTACACTGGCAAAGCTAATCCACGTCCCGACAACAACGGTACCATGCGGACTGCATCCGGTCACGTACACATTGGCTTCTGCCAAGATGCGGACCCGAGCAGCGACGAACACATGATCCGCTGTGCTACTCTCATCAAACAGCTCGACTGTTACCTTGGTCTTCCATCCTTGTTGTTCGACAAGGACATTCAACGTCGCAAGATGTATGGCGCTGCTGGGGCATTCCGCCCCAAGCCTTACGGTGTCGAGTATCGCGTTCTCTCGAATGCGTGGTTGCTGAATGAGAACCGTATGCGGTTCGTGTTCAACCAGACCGTGCAGGCTGTCAACGATCTGTTGAAGGGTGTCCGCCCTGCTAACAAGATCGGCGAAGATCGTCTCATCAATAGCATAAATCTAAGTGATGCCTATTTGGCTGAGCACTTTATCCTGAATACCGTCCCGAACGGTAAGGCTATCGTCGCTCAGGCTCGGGCACTCTGATACAAGGAGCAAGCAACATGTCTCTTAGAGGTGAAACTTACGAAACAACAAAGGAAGTCAAGTTTCGTTTAGAAGGTACTGTCGTTCTGTACGATGGTGCACCTGTTCTTATTAGTAGGGTGAATATCCCGGACGACGAGGATAAGAAGGAGATCGCTCGTGTCTTCTTCTATGAACTCCCTTATGGGGGACGTGAAAATGGTGGTAAGGAGACACGAAAATATCTCTCGTCCAAGAAGTTTGATTTGGCTCCTTTCAAGATGGGCTACTTCAATCATGGCGGCGAGGCTATCTGTGCGTCTCGTGTTCCCATCCGACAGAATCAGCAGGGTCTGTCGGCCAACACCTGTTCGCTCACCAACATTCGCGGCAATAAGTCGGGTAACCTCCACTTCAACATGATGATCGGGTCGAAGGGCTTTGTTGACATGGTGTCGGGAAAGTTCCCGACCTTCACCGAAGCGGGCGAGATGCTTGGTAACAAGGATAACTCCTCTGTGGCGGTCAGTCGTTCGTTCGCGTTCCTAATAGACCACGACCTCGAAGCACTGCTGCTGATGCACAAGGGCATCAGGTGTGGCATCGCTGTGAGGGGTCAGAAAGCCCTGAACCTTCCTCCCAAGTTCCACTTCCTTCGGGAAGAGGCTGAGGAATGTCGTATTCCGCTAGCATAGGAGAAATAGATGACCCGTCTTCAAGATTTTCTTAATTCACCGATCCCTAATGTCAGCAAGCTGGCCCGCGCCCCAAAGCAAGGAGACTTGTTTGGTATCGAGCTGGAATGCGAAGGCCGCAACGTCGATTGGGATGGTTCCGACCTCAACCTCGTCAAAGATTGGGCACCAGATACGGACGGTTCGCTTCGCGACAACCACGGTTCGTCGTGTGAATGGGTCTTCAACGGTCCTGTCAAGTACAATACTTCGATCGAACGCATCTCGACGTTGTTCAAGTATTTCGAGAAGCGCAAGGCGAAGCTCGTGTGCTCGAACCGCACGTCCACCCACGTCCACTTCAATATGGGCGACAAGAATGCATACCAGTTGGTGAATATGTTCATCCTGTTCACCATTCTCGAAGACCTTCTGGATCGCTACTGCGGTGAGGATCGTCGCGGCAATCTGTTCTGCCTGTCTTCTCGTCATGCGGAGGAGCAGGTGCAGTGGATTTCGGATGCTGTTTTCAACAAGCAGAACTTCGGTGCGTTCCGTGAGGACTTCCGATACTGTTCGCTGAACCTCGCTGCCATCAACAAGTTTGGCACGGTCGAGTTCCGTGCCATGCGAGGGCTGGACACCGAAGAAGACATCGTTTCGTGGCTCAACATCCTCAACGAGTTCTGTGGGTATGCGTGCTACACGATGAAGAACCCGGTGCATATGATAGAGGCAATCTCTGTCAAGACGCCGCTCGGCTTCGTCAAGGAAGTGTTCTCGGAAGAGAACTTTATCTTGCTCACCAAGGGGATCGACGAGCATGAGATAAACGCATCCATCTACGAAGGGCTTCGGCTCGTCCAGATGATGTGTTATAGAATCGGCACCGAGTTCGATCAGGTGCGTCTTCGAGGTCGTGATTTTTGGGCATCATTCGGTGGTGATTCAGAACCGGAGCTTGATGTCGATCCGGCATTGTTTGCAGGTGGTGGCCAAGTGGCGGGTGGTCCGCGACGTGGTGCACGTCTGGTACAGCCTCCGGTCTTCAACCCGTTCAATCGTCCGCGCGGTGAACCGGGAGCTGACGTGGGGATGAACATGGAACAGTTCTTGCAACAGGATCGTCAGGCTCGTGTTGCAGAGCGTTGGGGTGACGCAGCCCAGCAGTTGAGGAATGCACCTCGTCCGGTGCGTATAATCGACGAAAACGAGGTGCGTCCTCGTATGAAAGCGATCAAGGTTCGTCCTGCCCGTGACCCGTTCGAGCCTGAGTTCGACCGTCCTATCCCCCCCGAAGCAGATGAGGCATAGTTCTGATGACCAAGTATCGTATCTACCCATACAAGCAGGGTTCGGCTTCTGCGAAGAAATTGGCCGAGGCACTCGAAGGAAAGGTTCTGAAACATGCCGGGTCTAAGTACAGGCCACGACTTGGTGATGTGGTTATCAATTGGGGTTCTAGTGCTCTTCCTGTTTTCGCCCCCGCCACCACCCTCAACACCGAAGTACAGGTAGCACAGTGCAAGCTGGCGACCTTCAAGGCTTTGTCGGCAGCAGGAGTACGCATTCCTGACTGTTTCGAGGGCCGTGCAGCAGCAAACGCAGCACCAGCCAATGTCTTCCCCCTTGTGGCCCGAACGGTCTTGAGAGGGCATTCTGGAGCAGGTATCGTGATCTGCAACAATGTCGAAGAGCTTGTCGATGCACCTCTGTACACGAGGTATATCAAGAAGAAGGACGAGTATCGTGTCCATGTTTTTTCAAATGGGGGGCCGGATGATGCGTTCCCGTTCTTTGTTCAGCGTAAAGCTCGTAAACTTGATGTAGAAAACCCGAATTGGCAGGTCCGCAATCTCGAAGGGGGTTTCGTCTTCGTTGAAGCACCTATTAACGAAGTCCCCCAAGACGTACTAGATCAGGCCGAGAATGCTCTTATAGCTCTCGGCCTTGATTTTGGTGGTGTCGATGTAATCTGGAACGAAAAAGAAGGAAAAGCCTTTGTGCTCGAGGTCAACACAGCCTGTGGTCTCGAAGACCGAACCGCAGACAGATACAAGCAAGCGATTGCTGATTTTGTATAGGATCAGGGACGCTGAAACCAGACGTGATCTGGAAATGGATGATAGTTGGAGCAAGGGGTGTGTCTTTTACGACGAGAAGCAGGCACAACAGGAGTATTCTTGGCTCCATTCTCACAACACCACCCGAGAATATATGCTCGTGGCAAGGGTCGAGAAGAAACCTCACGACGATTTAGACGACGACATATCTTTTTAACCCGATAACAAAAAGACTTGACAAGTCTGAAAAATAGCGTATAATATCCTTAAGAGGTCGGGTTGAAAAGCTCCTCCAAAGCAAGAGTAATCTCCTTCTAGGCTAACCAGATGAAAGGAGATATGACAATTGAACAAGTAGAGTCGCTCTTAAAATATATGAAAGGTGATTAATATGCGGTGCGCCATATGTGATAAGGGTCTATCGGATACAGAGGTTGTATTCAATAAAGATCTTAATGGTTATGAACCTTGCTCTACCTGCCTTGAGGTAGCGATGGATGCAGCGTTCAGCCAAGGCTATCATCGTCCTGATGACAAGATTGCTGTTGAGATCGGAGACGAGTTCGGTGACGGCATCGTGGAAACCCTCGATACTGAAACCAATGTCTCTGACTTCCAGTGGGGTGATGCCAGTGATATGCCGGGTGATGAGAGCTATGACTAAGGTTCTCTTCCTCGACATTGATGGTGTTGTCCTTCCCGGAAGGGCGTACATGCTCCCTAACCAAAGCAAAGGTGTCGTGACCGTCTTTGATCCTTGTGCTGTCAGCATGATTAACAAAGCTTGTGAAAAACAGGACCGAAAGATTGTCCTCCACACAAGCTGGATCAGAACTGGCTTCTGGCGGATCGGAGTCGATGGTCCCGGAGACGTTCACGAACACTGCATCAATCAGGGTATCAATCCTGACCTCTTCCACGAAGATGCGTACTGCAACCGAGACATTCACTGGCGCTATGATCGTGTAGTAGAGTGGCTGGCCCGGCATCCCGAGGTCACTGATTTCTTTATTGTTGATGATGAGCCGGATCCCGATGATCGGTTTGTTGGTCATCTCATCAACACAGATTTTGATGAAGGTCTTACAATGAAGAACTTCCGCCGTATCTTGGATGGGATAGCACCGCGAAAGATTACTAAAACAAACGCTTGATATGTGTAACTAAATAGAGTATAATAATGGTAAAAGATAAGGAGTATGAAAATGTCTAAATTCAGGCATCATTCATCCTGTCCCGAGTGCGGATCGTCCGATGGCCTAGCCATTTACGAGGATAACGAGAACTGTTTCGTTTGTCCTTACCACAAGAACTATGATGAAGGAGAAGATAGAATTTCTGACAAGAATGAGGTTCGCCACGCCGCCGACCGTAACTTGACGCCGGTTTCTGTTCAAGAGCAAATCGCTATCCGTGATAGGGGCATCGCCGCAGGGTCTGTCAACAAGTATAAGGTCACTGTTAACACCAATCCTGAGAGCCCTATAAGTCATGTTTACCCTTACTTCGATATAAATGGAGCACACGTCGCAAACAAAGTACGGCGTAAGGGTGAGAAAGCATTCTTCTGGGAAGGGGACGTGGGGGCAGGCACTCTGTTCGGACAGCAGCTATTCCCTGCCGGAGGAAGAGCTATCACGATTGTTGAGGGAGAGTGTGACGCCCTCGCAGGTTTTCAGCTCACAGGAAGTAAATATCCTTGTGTCAGCGTTAAGTCTTCTAGCGAAGCAAAACGCAACTGTGCGGATAATTTTGAGTATCTAGACAGCTTCGAGAAGATCGTTGTCTGTATGGATAATGATGATCCCGGCCAGAAGGCAGCCAACCAGATAGCCCAGCTTTTTGCTCCAGGCAAGGTCCACATTCTCAAGCTTGAGAAGTGTAAAGACCCTAACGATTATCTGATGAAAGGTCTTGAGAAAGACTATGTGAATGAGTGGTTTCGTGCCCCTCCTTACATGCCTGACGGTCTTCGTCTCGGCTCCGACATGGAGTTGCTTGACGAGATTATCAACTACAAAGAACCGGAGTGCATCCCATACCCTTGGGCTGGTCTAAACCAGAAGCTCTACGGCATCCGCCTCTCTGAACTGACGTTGTTCACTGCTGATACTGGTATCGGTAAGACGACGTTTATGAAAGAGATCGAGTACGCCTTGCTGCAAAGTGAGGAACTCAAGAAACGAGGGTATGGCGTTGGTTTCCTCCACTTGGAAGAACCGAAGCGCGAAACCCTTCTAGGTATGTTGTCAATCCATCACAACAAACCGTATCACCTTCCTGATACACCGAAGAGTGAAGAAGACATTCGTAAAGCGTACAAAGAGGTTCTCAATAACAAGAGAGTCGTCGTGTACGACCACTTCGGAAGCAATGAGATTGATACCATTCTTGCTAAGATCAGGCACATGGTTGCTCTCGGTTGTCGTTACATTGTTCTCGACCACCTTAGCATCATAGTATCCGATCAGAGTGGGGACGAGCGTAAGCAGCTTGACGAGATCAGCACCAAGCTTAAAAGCTTGACGATGAACCTCCAGATTTCTGTTGTTGCGGTCATCCACATCAATCGTCAGGGTCAGGTGCGAGGCAGCGCCGGTCCCGAACAGGTCAGTAACAATGTCGTTCGTCTGACCCGTGACAAGAAAGAGATCGACGAGTGGCGTCGTAACGTAACGCAGATGGATGTTGAGAAGTGTCGCCTTTCGGGCAGGACTGGTCCAGCTTGCTGGATTTTCTACAACAACGAAACCGGGCGCTTGGAAGAGCTGTCTCCTGAAATGGCTAAGAAGTTTCAGGAAGGCGGTTCAAATGCAGGCGGAGAGTTTGAAGCCTATAACTGAATGGATAGAGGAGACCTACAATTTATCTTGATTGGGAAACGCAAGCCCAAGACGTTTACGCAGTGGATATTGAGACCGATGGTCTGGATGCAAAAGTTATCTGGGTAATGTGTTGGGAGAATATCAAAACCAAAGAAACGGGGACGTGTACCACATATGCCGAGATTAAACGATTTTTCGATGAGACTGCTGGCTCTATTTATGTCGGCCACAATATCATTCAGTTTGATGCTCCCGTTCTTAACCGACTGGCAGCTACCAAATTAACGGTAAGTAAGATCATTGACACCCTTATTCTTACCACGCTCTACAGTCCATCGATCAAAGACGGTCACTCGTTGGATGCTTGGGGGACGAGGATCGGTTTTCTTAAGGGTGTGTTCAATGACTGGACGCATCTCTCTGACGAGATGATCGTGTACTGCCGACAGGACGTGAAGGTTACAGCCGAATTGTTTCGTAAGATCACCAAGGTTTTGAAGAAGATCGGGTTCAGTGAACTTACTTGTTACATCCAGCACAACATCACGGCTATCGCAAGCAAGCAGCAGAACAGCGGCTTCAAGTTTGATGGTCCTCGTGCTATGCTTTTCTACCAACAGCTTCGTGCCCGAGAGGACGAACTACAGGAGTTGATCCGACATGCTTTCCCTGACCAGAAAGTCCTCGTACGAGAACGAGATGTTTTTACAAAGTCTGGACGGACTACGGCTCTCTATGAGAGAGACCGACAGACATATGAAACAGAGGTATCTGATGACGGAAGAAGCTATCGAGCATTTCAGAATGTCTCTTTCAACATTGGAAGCTCAAAGCAGAGAGTTGAGAAACTTACTGCGCTCGGATGGGTGTCTGATGAAAAGACTCCGAAAGGCTTCCCAAAGCCAACCGAAAAATCCCTAATCAAGTTCGCAGAAGAGAGCGGGATTGAGGAAGTAGCTCTCATTACTAAGTGGATGTCTGTCAATGGACGGGCAAACATGATTAACAACTGGTTGGAAGCGTGGGATGAGAACGACGGATGTATTCACGGTAAACTGTTTGTTGCAGACACACTCAGATTTCGACATCAAGCACCTAATACGGCAAACGTACCCGCAGTTCGAGTTAATAAGGCAGGCGAAGTTCTTAGAGGTGAGGACGGATACTATACTTATGAAGCACGAGACTTGTGGGTCGCCCGAGAAGGACGAGTTCTTGTTGGAACTGATGCGGCTGGCCTCGAACTACGGATGCTCGCTCATTATCTCAATCGACCCGAGTTCACTGAACAGGTTGTAAATGGTGATCCTCACCAGTACAACGCGGATTTGGCTGGAGTTACTAGGCCACGGGCCAAGACCCTACTCTATGCCATTCAGTACGGTGCACAAGCCGGTAAGGTTGCCCAGATTATTGAAGGTACTCGTGAAGAGGGTGCCCTCATGCGTGAGCAGTTCCTTGCCAGACTAGGTATCAAAGGAGTCATGGAAGATGCAATTCGAGAGCAGGAAGTCGGGCGCGTTTGGTTATGCGACGGGGCCGGAGTGGTCTGTCCGTCTCCTCATGCGGCGCTCAACTACAAACTTCAAGGTGGTGGTGCCAGAGTTATGGCTCTCGGTTCCATTATTCTGGAGAAGCATATACGGCGTAGTGGATTGGACAGTATCAAGGTTGGAGACATCCACGATGAATGGCAGTACGACGTTGCGCCTAAGGATGCACGGGAGCACGCCAGAATTAGCGTTCAATCAATTCGAGAGGCTGGTGAAGAGCTTAACCTCAATGTCCCTCTCGATGGAACAGCAAAGGAAGGATTGACATGGGCAGAGACTCACTAAATGTTATAGTTGACCCACCTTCAGGGTGGAGGTACGGCTTTCCTTGTGTTTGGGATAAAGTTAAACACCCCTCTTTAACCCATCTCCTAGTAAGTCACAATTATCCTCAAGAAGATATGGAATTTGCTCTGAGATATACTCGTATGTGGGAAGTAAACTCTGCTGAGAAGGAGCAAAGAAATGGTAGGGTCTAAGCCTGTGGAATATGATTTTCGTCAACGCTTGAGGTATCTGGGACCTGTATTTCTACCCATCGCTCGGCCAACATTGGTCGTTCATGGCGGGTATGTGTTTACAGTTCAGCAACCTCACTTATCTTTATCTGTTGTGGAGGTATAAAGATGTTCCCTTACGACCCGTGGTGTAATACCTGTGGGAAGGATATTTCTATGTCCACATGGAACGAAAATGATGGAGAGTGCGACAAGTGTAAACAATGGTGGGAGGAAAACTCCCCTGATAAGGAACAAGACGATGAGCGGACGAACATGGGTCTATGCTGACCCACACTTCTACCACGAGGGCGTATGCCGGTTCCTGAGGTCTGACGGGTCCAAACTGCGTCCTTGGGATAATGCCGATGAGATGTCTGGGTGGATGATCGACGAGTACAACAAGCTTGTAAGCCCCGACGACAGGGTGTACATCCTTGGTGACGTAGCTATGAACCGAAGAGCACTCGACCGCTCTGTGCCCCGTCTGAACGGACGTAAGGTACTGGTTAAGGGCAACCATGACATCGACAAGCTGAGTTACTACAGCCAGTATTTCGATGACATCAGAGCCTATGTGGTGAAGAAGGGTTTCATAATGTCACACATCCCCATCCATGAGGGAAGTCTGTCACGGTGGGCTATCAACATCCACGGACACCTTCACGCCAATCAGGTCATGAGCAAAGACAAGCGGGACAATCTTTTTGTTGATCCCCGTTATGTCTGCGCCTCAGTTGAGCACACTGATTTCAAGCCCATCCTTCTGGATCGGGTGCTAGAAAGAGGAGGGCTTAAGTGATGGCCATGACAGAGCATGAGTACGATTTCCTGACGAACAACTGGCGAGGTGTGAAAGGCGCAGCCTACAACCAAGTTTATGAGTTCTGTAAGGGGTTCGGTTGGTTGAAAGGGTTCTACGCAAGCGGCGGACTCATCCTCACCAACAAAGGTATGGACGCTATCAAGGCGTATCAGGCCAACGAAAATTATAAACGCATTGATGTCATTTAGTTCTTGACTTTCTCTGTCAGTGTGTTATAATTAGGTATAAGGTATGGAGATTGAGCCTATTACACTCAAAGATTGTAGGAACTCAACTAACAGTAAGTTCTTCATTCTTATATAAGTAAACGAAACAAAAGGAAACTAAATGCAGATAAAAGGTAAGGCATATTGGGCCAAGCTGGATAAGCCTGTCGCCAATTACAACAAGACCAAGAAGATTTTGAAGGACGGCCAGCCTGACGGTTGGGGTGATGAATGGTCCATCGAGGTCGCAAACCTTACGGCTGACACGAAGAAGCTTCTCAAGAAGGAGGGCCTCCTCGGTCTAGTCAAGAACAAGCTCGACGATCGTGAAGACTTCATCACGTTCCGTCTGTCCACTGAGAAGCGAGATGGCACTGCCAACGAAGCTCCGAAGGTGGTTGACGAGAAGGAGAAGGCATGGGATTGGGCAGAACGCGGTAAGATCGGTAACGACTCTGACATCGCGGTCAAGTTCAATGTGTGGAAGAACCCCGGCAATGGTAAGGCTTCGGCTTTCATCGTGGCGGTCAAGGTTCTTGAGCATATCCCATACGAGACCAAGGAAAGTGACACCGACTACGAAGACCCCGACAATTGGGGTAATCTGGACGACGAAGTTCCTCTCTAATCGAGGTAGCCCGTAGAGGCTAGGGACAGGATGAGAGCTGTTGTGAGCACCTGTTCGACCCAGCGTGAAGATCGTCTGAATTGCAGCAGAAGAGGTGTGCTATAGAGCACCCCAGCGGGTGAGAGGCCCGCACCTATTCTCAAGGAAGCAACATGCCAAGTTACACTATGATTGCTAAGATCGACCAGATCGTGACTAAGGAAGTCAAGCTTCTGATTGTTGCTGGTTCTGAAGAAGAGGCAGAGGACAAGGCTCGACAGGCTCTACAGACGTACCCTAAACCTGTTACTGTTGACGGTGTGAACCGCATGGTAACGAACAAGGCTACCTACTGGATACCAAAGAGCATTGAGTTAAGACGCATTGAAGAGGAGAAGACAGTTGCCTGATAAGACAATTAATACTCTCGTCGCTGACATCTACGGGATGTTTGATGGGGATCATTTTCCTCACGACCCTCAAGAGTTTGTAAAGTTCGGTAAGAACGTCGAAGAGTTATTCCATGATCGTTTCAATACGGTTCGTGGTAAGCCCACACTACGCATGTCAAACATTGGACGCCCTGACCGGCAGCTTTGGTATGACATCAACGGTAAGGGTGAGAGAGAGAAGCTGCTGCCAGCAACACTCATCAAGTTCGCTTATGGAGACATGATCGAGCAAATGATCCTGTTGTACGCCAAGATGGCAGGCCACTCGGTCGAGCAGGAGCAAGCAGAGGTTGAAGTCGATGGCATTAAAGGCCACATTGACGCAGTTATTGACGGGGTATTGGTTGATGTTAAGAGCGCCAGTAGTTTCTCCTTCCAGAAGTTCGAGTCCGGGGCACTATTCCTCCCCGACAACGACCCATTTGGATATGTCGCGCAACTTGCCGGATACATTGAAGCCGTTAATCCCGGCGGACGCGGCGGCTTTCTTGCGGTCGATAAGACCCTCGGGAAGATTTGCTTCTGTGAAATTCCAAGACACGTCCTCGATCAGTACCGAGTGCGTGACCGTATCGCCCACATCAAAGAAGTCATTGCGAGCGACATAATCCCTCCTCGTTGTTATCCTGACGTGCCAGACGGCAAAAGCGGTAACATGAAGTTGGGTACGGGTTGCAGCTATTGCCCTCACAAGTTCAACTGTTGGGAGGACATCAAGACTTACATCTACAGCACAGGCCCCCGCTATCTCACCAAGGTCGTGAGAGAACCGAGAGTAAACACGGAGTCTTTTGATTGAACTTTCGATCTAAGTATGAAGAAACCGTTTATAACAACGCCGAGGAGAATGGGTTCAGGGTAGAATACGAACCCTTCTCACTCGCTTATTTAGTGAAAGGGAACTACTATCCTGATTTCGTACTTGAAAACGGGATCATCGTAGAAGCTAAAGGTTACTTCGATAGCCGAGCAAGAGCTAAGATGATTTCGGTCAAGAAGAATAATCCTGAACTGGATATTCGCATGTTGTTTATGAACAGCAAAACGAAGGTTAGGAAGGGATCAAAGCTTACTTACGCTGACTGGTGTGAGAAGTACAAGTTTCCATTCGCAGATGGCATGATCCCTATCGAGTGGTTCGGTGAAGTGAAAGCATTCTAAAATGGTTATTTACAGCATTTGGGATTTTGTCTCTGTATTCTTCTACGGCTTTGTCGCAGGACTTGCCACCCCATTCATCGCGATGCTTATTGCGAGTAGTGTGGGCAGAAGCAAGAGGGGAGAGTGAAGATGGTCAGCGAGCAGTTGCTCATGTCATTATCAATAGAGCAGTACAACGTAAGCAGAATGTGTGCTCAATTGTCAACGAAAGAAATCAATTTGTACAAGGAAGACCTCCGACATCTTTTAATGTCATCATTGGCAATAGTGACCCAACTAACGGGGCGACTCACTTCCGTACCCGAGACATGCCCATATGGCTTGGTCTCCGTAAACACATCAGAATAGGAGGCCATACGTTCTATGGTAGATAACAGAGTTCTCGTACTCGATATTGAAACCAAACCAGCTCAAGCATATATTTGGCGGGCTTACGGTGAACAGAATATCGGTGTCGAGCAAATCATTGATGCAGGTGCTATCATCTGTGTCGGTCTTAAATGGCTAGGAGATCGAGAGACTTTCTTGTACTCGGAGTGGGAGCACGGTAAGGCAGAGATGCTCAAGCGTGTTCACGATGCAATGAGCGAAGCTGACGCAGTTATTACCTACAATGGTGAGAAGTTCGATCTTCCAAAACTGCAAGGTGAGTTTCTGCTGGCAGGTCTAGGCCCTACGCCACCTGTCACAAGCATCGACGTGGTGAAGGCAGTCCGCAAGTTCGGCTACTTCGTCAACCGACTGGCCTTCATTGGTCCTTTCCTTGGTGTTGGCGCTAAGATCAAGCATGAAGGCTTCGATCTGTGGGTCAAGGTTATGGAAGGCAATCAGCCAGCACAAAACCGAATGGCTCGCTACTGTAAGCAAGATGTCAAGCTGCTAGAGAAGCTCTACTTGAAGGTTCGTCCTTTCATCAAGGATCACCCTCACATGGGCAACACTAAGGGCCATGAATGTGGCGCTTGTGGTAGTAAGCAAGTACAGAGCCGAGGCTATCGGCGCACCAAGGCGTTCCGCATCCAGCGGTTGCAGTGTCAGACGTGTGGTTCGTGGCAGGACGGCAAGCGTGAGAAGGTAGGCTAACACATGAACATGGAGGAGTTCGATCAGGACGCCATCCGAGATAGGCTAGAAGGTTGGGAGCTGGTGGAGTTCCTCCAAATCCCTATCGAAACTATCCTCAATGCTGCTCTTGAGTTCGATTGGATTAACGAAGAGAACGTAGAGGATGTTCTCGAACTAGCAGGGCTTAGCCATTAACATGGCCGAGTCCACATTCGCCGGGGTCCCGATCTCTAAACTAGATCATTGGGACGTTCAGACAGCCATGCTGGACGGAGTGATCTCCCCCAATCTGCAATATCAAATTGATGATTGGAACAAGATGAACGCAAAGACAGAGTTTACGAAGGATGATCCCTCGAAGATTGGAACGGGTGCTATCAAGTACGATGGCGATAAACCCGGAGTATGGCGCGGCGTTGTTAACTACTTCCCTCGTGCTCTTTGGGTTGTGGGTGAGATTTCGACCTTCGGCGCTAACAAGTATGCGTGGGATGGCTGGGAAGGTGTCGAAGACGGATTCGCTCGTTACAAGGACGCTCAATTCCGTCATATGCTAAAGCAAGCAATGGGTGAGGAAGTCGATCCTGACAGCCAGCTTGAACATCTTGCTCACGAAGCATGGGGTGCGCTTGCCACACTTGAGCTTCATCTTAGAAAGCAACAGGCATGACGATCAAGATGCAGGAGGGTATCGCTCTATTGAGCGGTAACTTGTTCGATTATAATGACCCTGATAACTCTGTAGTAACCATTGACGATATTGCTACAGCACTTGCCAACGTCTGCCGGTTCAGCGGACACCTTCACTACTTCTATTCAGTTGCACAACATGCAGTGAATTGTAGTCTGATTGTGCCGCCTGAGTTTGCATTCGACGCGCTTATGCACGACACTGCGGAAGCATTCACTAACGATCTTCCTACTCCGTTGAAGTGGGTATTGCCCGTGTTCAAGGAGCTGGAAGTCAAGATCGAAAGTGCAATGTCTCGCAAGTTCGGCTTCACTTTTCCTCTCTCACCTACCGTAAAGCTTGCTGATACTCAGATGCTTCGGATGGAGAAGGAGAAGATCAAAAGAGACAGAACGCATTGGCAAATGCTCGACGGTATCGAAGTGGACCATCTATGGGATAAGGTTGATCTCAAGCTCTGCACTCCTCCACAGGCTAAGAAGCTATTCCTCAACCGCTACTACGAGTTGATTGAGAATGACCAAAGGTATGCGTTCCTACGCGAAAAAGCAGCGGCGTAAGATCAGGAGAGAGAACCATTTCGCTCGTGATCTAAGATCGCCCATCTTCCACCAGCGCAGGATTGAACGTACTCGTGTTGATGGTGAGAAGTACCTGCTTAAATTAGAAGAATGGATTGATAATGAAGCTTAAAAAAATGACCGACGAACAGGCGCTTGCTAAGTTCATCGAGTTCCTTGAGACCCGTGTGTCGATTACCACAGGGTTTGCAAAGACCGAACAGGACGGCAACCTGACCCACCAGTTCCTCCAAATTCGATGTGGTGATCTGGAAGTTGTGAGCCAGCCAGAGGAGCTTGATGTTCCTCTGCGTATGGTCACTGCAACCGAGTCGGGCGCTACGGTCAACTAATGCAGGCCGATTATGTAAACCACATGGGCGATGATCTGATGGTTGCGAATGCTGCTAGGGTTTCTTTCAACAAAGAAAGTAACTACGAGATTGAGGGCGATGTCAACGGTGACGACTGGAAGTTCGTTATGCCAGCCGGTGATGCCAAGCTTATCGAGTATCTAGCAGATCACAACCATTGGACCCCGTTCGCCCATCCGCAGATCACCCTGCGTATCAAAGCGCCTATCTTTGTTAGAACTCAGTTGTTCAAGCATAAGGTTGGGTTCACGGAGAATGAGGTAAGTCGTCGATACGTTGATGACGAGCCTCAATTCTTCTTCCCTGTGTTCAGGCAGCGTCCTGACAACGGAATGAAACAAGGTAGCAGAGACGAGTTCCCTGCCAACCTAGAGCGGTGTGAGGCCATCTTATTGAGTGCTCACAACATTGCTCTTCGTGCGTACAAGATGCTTCTCGATGAGAACGTCGCTCCTGAACAGGCCCGTATGGTCCTGCCTCAGAGCATGTACACTGAATGGTACTGGACTGGTTCCCTTGCTGCCTTTGCTCGTATGTGTAAGCAACGTCTTGACCCACATGCTCAAGCGGAGACCCGCGAGCTGGCCCAGAAGATTTCTGCTATCATCGAGCCTTTGTTCCCTGTTTCTTGGAGTGTCCTTGTTGGAAAATAAAAACCCGTTTGCTACCCCATACCAAGAGGTCATCTACAAGAGCAGATACGCCCGATGGCTTGACGATGAAAATCGTCGAGAAGATTGGGACCAGACCGTAAGCCGTCTCCGTGATTACTATTGGGATCAGATGGACGGTAAGGTAGATGCGTTTGACGACGCCTTTGTCGATGTCTGGGAAGCTATCTACAATCTCGAAGTGATGCCTTCTATGAGGGCATTGATGACTGCTGGACCGGCCCTTGATCGGTGCCATGTGCCAGCTTACAACTGCGCCTACCTACCTGTTGACAGTCTCCGATCCTTTGACGAGACGATGTACATCTTGATGTGCGGAACAGGTGTAGGCTTTAGCGTAGAGGATGAATATGTCAGACAACTCCCCAGAATTGCCGAGTCTTTTGAGCGAACAGAGACTTGTATTGCCGTGGCTGATAGTAAAGAGGGATGGAGCAAAGCCTTCCGAGAACTTGTCTCCCTACTTGTTGCTGGTCAGCTCCCCCGATGGGATTGTTCTAGAGTTCGACCTGCCGGAGCACGCCTCAAAACATTTGGGGGACGTGCTAGCGGACCAGAACCTCTGGAAGACCTTTTTCACTTCACTTGTCGCCTCTTTCAAAGAGCCGCAGGTCGCCGCCTAACCACTCTTGAATGCCACGATCTGATGTGTAAGATCGCCGACATCGTTGTTGTTGGTGGTGTTAGACGCAGTGCAATGATCTCTCTGTCTGATGTTACAGATGATCGTATGCGTGTGGCTAAGACTGGTGAGTGGTGGAACGTCGCTGGTCATCGCCGACTGGCTAACAACAGCGCAGTGTACAACAGTCGAAAGCCTGACACTGATCTGTTTATGAAAGAATGGAAGGCACTGTATGACAGCAAGTCAGGTGAGCGAGGACTCTTCTCGCGGTATGCTTGTCAAAGCGTTGCAGCTCGCAATGGAAGACGCAATCCAGAGTTTAACTTCGGCACAAATCCATGCTCTGAGATTATCCTACGACCCTTCCAATTCTGTAACCTCACTGAAATCGTTGTACGAGCTAGTGACGACCTTGAGAGTCTCAAGAGAAAAGCTAGAGTTGCAGCTATTCTAGGAACCATCCAGTCAACTTTCACTGACTTTCGATACCTAAGAAAGATTTGGAGAGATCAGTGTGAAGAAGAGCGACTGCTTGGCGTCAGTCTCACAGGCATCTGCGACAACCTCGCAGTCCTGTCTGATGAAAATATGTCGATCATTCGTGATGTGGTTATTGAGACCAATCGACAATGGGCAATGCGGTTAGGGATTAACCTCTCCACTGCTACCACTTGTGTTAAGCCGAGCGGTACGGTCAGCCAGTTGGTTGACAGCGCCTCTGGCCTGCACACTCGTCACAGTGACTTCTATCTGCGTACTATCCGTGCAGACAACAAGGACCCCCTCACGGAGTTCCTCAAGGCTTCTGGTGTGTACAGTGAGGTAGATGTCATGTCTCCACACAATACGACAGTGTTCTACTTTGCGATCAAGTCCCCGGACAATGCAGTCACTCGTGACAAGCAGACCGCAATCGAAGCACTGGAGCTGTGGGCTAAGCTGCAAGAGCATTGGTGTGAGCACAAACCAAGTGCAACAATCAGTGTTCGTGAAGACGAGTGGATGGATGTAGGTGCTTGGGTGTATCGTCACTTCGATACTCTGTCAGGCGTCTCGTTCCTTCCACACGATGGAGGCAGCTACAAGCAGGCACCGTATCAGGAAGTAACAGAAGAGCAGTACAACGAGTGGCTTGTAAAGCACCCGGCTCCGACGTTCGACTGGAACGACCTGCGTAAATACGAAAAGGAAGATCACACTACAGCATCGCAGGAATTGGCCTGCACTGGTGGCGTGTGTGAAGTCGTTTCGGTTGGTCGTGTAAGCGACTAATAGATACAAAAAAACCCCGCTCAACAGTTCCTGCAAAGGTTCCGTTGGCGGGGTTTTTTTATTAACTACAGTTCTTTAAGACCTCATCTGCTTTGTTGCCGTATCGGGTCCACTCGCTGATCTTAGAAAGTGCGATAGACAGTGCAGCCTCAAGGTCAGTAGGCTTAGCTTCATTCAAAGGTCGAGGTCGTGCTGGCACATCTTTTGCCTTAACACACTTCTCTACCTGAATGACAGGCTTCTCTACAATCTGGGTTCGGATAGCAGGCTGCGTAGTAGCACAACCTGCAAGCAGTAATGCACTAAAGATTATTCCACGCATCATTCAAATCCTTCGGGATAGGACAGTTGCTGGTGGACTTACGAGCTTTGAGGTGAGCCTCCATGCTTTTGAAGGACTTGTCCTTCTCAGCAATAGCTTTTAGGTTGGCAGCAATCGTTGCCTGTTTGGCGAGATCGTCCTTCTCCTTAGCCGCGAGTTGATCTCCCACGTCTTTCAGAGACTTGGTGAGGTCCTTAACGCTCTGGTTAGAGACAGACAATTCAGTGTTAACAGCTTTGATCTTATCGTTCTTACCGTCGATTTTAACGTGTTGCACATAGACAGTAACAGAAAGAGTGAGGATGATTGCAGCCGCACCTGCGTACAGGTAAGCTTTAATCCCTGATAGAAATTCAAGCATTGGTATCGTCCTTGGTAGTGGTGGGGACCAGCGCACCGATTACAGCTACGGTAATGAAGACATAGCTCCAAGGAACCACCAGAGCAGCAGCCGCAGCAACACCCACCCCGATGGCACCCCAAGTGCTCTTCTCTTCTAGCCGTGCCTTGAAATAAGAAACTAGCTTAAGCATGTTCATTCCTTACAGTTGAGTTGCAACGTCGAACGAAGGACAGCCCTTCATCCATTCGTTCGGAGTGATCTTGCTATCACCGTTCTTGTCAGGCGACCAGTCACGATGCCCGAGGACTTTGATGACGGGATACTTCACTTTGTACTCAGCGACGATCTCACGGAGCGCCTTCTTCTGAGCCTCGGTTCGCGTGTCCTTGATGGTCTTGCCATCTTTGGCTACGCCGCCGACATAACACACACCGATATTACCAGTGTTGTGCCCGCCGACATGAGCGCCCTCTACATCGTCATTCAGGCCACGATGCTTCGAGCCATCGAGTTCTACAACCCAATGGTAGGAAGTCTGGCCGAACTTAGCCTTGTCCCATTCGTTGATCTGCGCTGCCTTGACATCCCGTCCTTCGGGAGTAGCGGCACAGTGAATGGTGAGGAATTTGATATTAGGCATTACGGATTCTCCCACCATGAAAAGAGTTGAACGATAAGACCTACAATTCCAGTACCCAACAGAGTGGACGCCAGCCAGAAAGCTCCAATGCCTTTATTGCGAATAGCCAATAAGTTGTCCAACTTGTCGTTGGTCTCCTGCTGCGACTGTTGCATTTGGGCGACTCGAACTTCCAGAGCGGTAATCCTCTCTGCTTGGGTAGTCATATTTGGTGATGCCATTAGTTGTCCCTATTTAGTCGTACAGTGAGGCCCATTCGATGTGCCAATGAGCGCCAGTACCGTGCTTTTTCGTGATGACACGAACTCCGTCGTATCCATTATCTTTCATAAGTTTTACAATATCGTCAGGAGAGACATCACTAGGGATAGCTATATCAATAGCATTCCCTTTTTCGTGAGGGCTGTGGCCGGGTCTAGAAACACCATGACCACGTGCCAGTTCATAGTACTTCTTTTGATTGGCATGAGTCCTAATTCCGGCATCAGTAGGCGTAAGACCTAGAGTCGAAACGAGAAGATTTTCCGCGACTTTATTATCTATAAGACGCGGATTGACAGCTTCCTGAGGCTTATCACTAGCCCAATCCGGGACTTCTGTGGTTCCAGTATTTGCTGGAGGCTGTACTGCCGCAGGGGCAGTCTTTCCCGGACCAGCGTTCGTATCAGGGCTATAACCCGTCACGATGTCCTGAGCAGAGAACGGAATGAGACGGGAGACAAGTGCGTTCTTAAGATCGAACTTGTTACCTATGTAGTCCGTACCTTCCATTGCATCGTTGATGAACGAAGCCGCAGGGCTTTCCTTTGACCTCAAGAAACGAAAAAAAGTAGATGCTCTGGTCTCAGGCTTGTACCCCTTACCAAATTCAATCGTCCGACCATTAGTCATAGTACGCTCATTCATTGCCAGCACAGCAGCAAGGTGGAGATACTGTTGCATACCGCCAAAGATGTCGTACCGGGTCTCACCTTTGAACTGCTGAACCCCGACACCTAACAAAGTCGGAGCCATTTCAGCAACGCCAGCAGCTCCGCCCTTAGAGAGGACCTTGATCTTACCCCAATCCGTGGAGAGGGGGTTGTTGCTCACTTCCGCGCCATTCAGCTTAGCCAACGCAATTACGGTGGCAGCAATAGACGAGAAGCCTACCAGATCGCGCATCATGTTGCGACGGAGGATCGGGTCCTTCTCCGCAATAATCTTCGCAGGCAGAGTCACCAACTGAATGCGGCTAGACATGAGCTGAGGAGAGAAGAGGATATCACCAACAGCAGTACCGACCTTATCGAACGGCACCTTGCCACGACCTGTGGCTATGTTGATGTAATTGGCAACCCTTTTAGCCAACTCGGGCTGTTCTGCTAGATCAATACCAACTCGCTTGTACTGAGTGTGCAGACGGTCGAACACGTCAGCACGAAGCTGATTGCTGAACCCTTCTGCACCCCTTTCGGAGATGTTGTGCAAGTGCTTGAAGACAGGGATTTTCCCCGCCAAATCAGAACGGAACTGTTCAGGCCGCGTCTCTAGCATCCGCTTGTCGTGGATAGCCAGACCGCTTTCGTCCATCAACTGGAAGGTAGGACGGGCACGAAGAGCTTCTTGAGTAGCATCGAAATACTTCTGGCTACCCATTTGCTTAAGCATCTGACCAAACGAAGTGTAGAACTCGGGGCGGCTAACCATGAACACACCCTGACGCAGAGGAATAGAAGCGTCAAGCGTAGAGACAATAGATCGTGGAAGGTTCCAGACTTGGGAAAAGAGGTTCATACCCTTCTGAGTCGTAGTGCGGTTGCTTAGTGCGGCCTTGAGGAACTTGTCGTCAAACACCTTACCCAGCTTAGCCAATTCGTTGGCAGCGGGGAGCTTGCCGTTCATCAGCTTGTCCAGACCTTGCAGTGCGCCGATGGTCTCGTAGCCTTGCAGCTTCGGAGAGTTCGACACTCTGTTGACGAGTTCGTCCATGTCATCAGCAGAGAACTTAGGAGCGACAGCCTCGAAGTCGGCCTTCGGAACTTCACCCGCCAACTGAGCCATTGCACGGCGATAGCCAGCAACACCACCAGTCTTGAGAGCCTCACGAGCAGCAGCCAGTCGTTCAGACCGAGCCTTGCTAGTCAGGTAATCCTGTTCAGGACGAACCTTTCCAGCAGCAGTGAGTGAATCCGTTAGACGAGTAACAACATCTCCCTCAGAGGGGGTAGTCGGTTCAGTCGTAGGAGCAGCCCCCGGGGTAGCAGTCGGCGCAGGCTCGTCAACAGGAGGAGCTTCTGCTGTTGCATTCCGAGCAGCGGGGGAGGGAACAGGCTCTTCGCTGCCGGCAGCCTTAGCAGCCTTAAACGCAGCAGCTTGTTCCTCCAGGCTCTTACCCCATTGAGCAGGGGTCTGACGGACGGGTTTAATAGGCTCAGGCTGTGTTAGAATCGGTTCCCATTTACCATCAAGTCCTTTCTTTTTAGCTGTGACTTTAACATCAGCATCATTAAAAACGACAACATTTTTCTTGCCATCCCCAATGCTACGATGATTGCCATCAAGATACTTGATGCCTGTAAGACCGTCTTCATTTAACGCCTTAGAGACTGCCTTCTTATCACCATCAAAGACAATGTTTTCGATACGATTTAGTGCAAATTTAGCTGTCAAACTAGAGCCAGGATTTTCTTTCCACAACTCAATACCATTAAAAACTCGATATTTGTTTAGCGTATTCTGGACTGCTTTACTTTGTTCAGCTACAGGTTTATCAAACTCAATAAAGTCTCCATCTTTTACAGCAACTTTGTAACTGTAACCACCTTTTCCTGCCGAGTTCTGGTCTTGATACCAGTCTGCAATTCCAGGACTTTCCGTAAGATAATGCCCTGATCCCTCATTTTGCGTCCCCTCTCCGTAAGATGTAAAATCACTACTTAGGTTTTCAAAATCATATGGACTTCCATGATAGTGTTCAGTCCAACCCTCGGGCGTTTTGGCTGCAACAGGGAAAGTTCCTTTAGCTGCTTCAAACTGAGCATCCGCTTCCTTCTTGCTGATGGGAGCAGGCCCCGGTGCAGTAGGTTCAGGATTAGGACTGAACTCAGCCTGAGAGGGCTGAGGCGTCATGTCGGTTGGACCGGGTTCTGCCACAGTAGCAGCAGGCTCAGGTGCAGCAGGCGTCGTCTCAGGAGTGCCCTTAAACGTGACAGCCTCATCACGAATACCACGAAGCTGCGTGATAGCAGCCATAGCATCCTTAGGACTTACGCCCGGTGGCAGATCGGCAGGGTCGAAACCCTCAGCGACCATACGATCCAGAGCACTCGGCTCCTTGATCTTGCCAACAATCCACTTAGACAGAGCAGGTGTCAGC